CATCGAGGGACCTGATCACACAGGCACCTACGATTTTTACTTAGCCGCTGGAGAGAAAGTCGTACATAAGGTTGTAAACGACACAGTTGCTCTAATTCGCTAGTATTTCTTCAATGATCTCGTTTAGTTGTGACGGCACACCCGTGCCTCAGGGCTCGATGAAGGTCATAAATGGGCATATCCTGCACTCTCAAGGATCCGCTCTAGCAGTTTGGCGTTCCACCGTTGCTCTGTCTGCTCGGTTCGCTGGGGCAAAGCCAGTAGATGGAGCAATCGGGATTGACATCGTTTTTCGAGTCAAAAAGCCCAAAACTGTCAAAAGAGCCTACCCGACAGTAGCTCCAGACTTGGATAAGTACATCCGTTCGGTTTTAGACTCTCTGACGGGCATCGGATATATCGATGACTCGCAGGTAATAGACATAAAAGCCCAAAAAGTCTATTCGGACACGCCGGGCGCGGATATCAAACTTTTTGCTCTAGGTGGTTGACCTCCGTAATCTATGAGTGTAATCTTTCCGTTAACAGGGCAAGAAGCCCCCAAACGAAAGAAGGCAAAAGTGAACGCTTATGCAGAAAGTATCGTCAACGGTCTGAAGGTTGATGAAGAAGAAGCGATCAAAATTCAAAACTTCATAAATAACTGGTTTGATGATTTTCGCTGGAGTTCAGCAACAAATTCACAAATTGTTCGCACGGCAAAACAAGCGCAAGCAATGATTGCTGACCCTCGTTATGCAGAGTTGGTGGCATACAATGGAAATTAAAGTGCCAGCAAGATTCTATCAAGATCATACTGATAGAAGTAACACCCCAGAACTTCTCGTTGATGCCGTCATTAAAGATTCCGGTTCATATTTATTCGTTGAACTCAATGACGATCAAATTGCGAACTTGTTAAGCGATGCTGAGTATTACGCAGATGGTGTGGATTATCCCGAACTTCGTGGATTGCAAAAATCTGCAAAAGCAACTGTAAAAGCAATCAACACTCAAGTTAAGTGTGTGGCATAAATGTTTGTCGAAGAAACTGATTTGATCGATATATTTGAAAGTCATATTGCCAATCTTGAAAAAGCGTTAGATCACACAAACTGGATTAAGGAAGTAGAAAAAACTCCAGAATCTTACGGAGCGCATTGTCACTTTGAAGGCGCTTTAGAAGCAACTAGAGATTTATTTAATCAGGTTATGACAATCAATGAAACGAAGGCGAGCAAATGAAAATTACAGAAACAGACTTTGAGCAGCTGATAGTTAATTCAATGAATTGGAATGAATACTATCTTGACTGGGAAAAGCAAGAGGGTCGCTTCGAAGATATAGATTTCAAAATCCAAGAATCGCCTTCGATCGACTATTCATTTCTCCGCGCTTACTGGATTCCACAATATCCTGCAGTAATGTTTGCCAAGGCTTTTCTTGAATCTTTGGGTTATGCGTATCGTATTTATTACGACACGGCTGACAATACTTATATGCTCACAACTAATTACGGAGGCAAAATCTAATGTGGTCAATGATTGTTGTGGGCTTAGTGATTGCCTTTGGCATCTTCGCATTAGCTCTATTTTTAGAAGATGATTCAATGTGGTTTACGGATGACGAAGAATGATGTGCGCGTGGTGCGGATCTAAAGGTGGATTCGCTAATCGTTTGATCATTCACCTAATCGAAATGCAAGATGCAATATATGAGTGCGAATGGTGTTCATTAAAAATAGATGTCGAACTATTGAAAGCAGGAATTGATGATTAAGAAAATGGATCGCAAGTATGTAATTCGCCGCCGTATCGTATTCGGTACTTTGGCAGTTGTTGGATTTATTGCCGCTTACTATCTCGTCAACCACATCTGGTGGACAGGCACGGGTTATTGCTGGGGCAGTTCAGAGAAATGTATCGGAATATGAGTTTCATAGAAGATGCATTTACTAACACGCAAATCGCTTTTCATCGCTACTGGGTGAATGCTTGGGCAGAAGGTCTAGCTTATTGCCTTGATTGCGGAATGGAATATCGAGATAGCCAAAAAGTTATGATCGATGGTATTGAGAATTGCCCGCATTGTTCATCGGATTACGGGAAGCGTTACTACTTCTGCAAAGAACACGGCAGCCGTGATGATGATTGTGAGCGATAATGGCTAAAAAGGTTGAAGATTATTATTTCGTATTTACAAAACGCGATCACCCACGCAGGTTTTGGAATAAAAACGAAACACGCTATTACCAGTGCCTTCAATGTTGGTGGGCAACTGCCACTAGCACTAAGGCGCACGGAGCGATGTCTGGATTGCTTACAAGTACGAGAGTAAGCATTGAACTTGCCGCACATATGAATTTGCATAAGAAAAAGAAAGGCAAGAAATGAATCACGATGAATTGCTTGCAAAGATAGACTTAAATTCGCGTAATGTCATAGATCAAGATACTTTCATATCACCATACAACACACTCCGAGCAGTAGTAGAGCTGCATAAATCATATTTTGGACTATGCAAAACTTGCACTACTTTGAACAAACACATCGCTTACCCGTGTCTAACAATCCAAACTATTGAGAAGGAGTTGGCGTGACAATTATTGAAGTGTGCGAAGAATTTGATTGTGACTATCGAATCGTTCACGAAATTAACACCGATGGCTATATTGTTGATGGCGTAGTCGTGAAAGCACCTGACAACCAGTTAATGTACTACCACAAATTGAATCTACATATGAAGGCATAAGATGTCCGGATGCCATAAAATTGCTTACGAAACACCTAGGGATGCTCGTATTGCCGCTACTTTTATGAAAAAGCGTAAAGGATCTGGACCGATTCGGATCTACCTATGCTCGGACTGTGAAAAGTTCCATACAACTTCTATGAAGAAAGGCGCGTACAAGGGATAATGCCAACATACGAATATAAGTGTTTAGGATGCGAAGATCGTTTCGAGGTCATCTGCTCGATCCACGAAACACCTGAAACCCCAAAATGTTGCGGAAAGATTGAGCGTGTATTTTCTCCCTTCGGCGTGTCTTTCAAGGGCACCGGTTGGGGTGGAAGTAAATAGCAGGTAAACTAATTCTGTCCGCTATCTCCCGAAAGGATGTATGAAAATGGACGATTCACAAGTTATGCGTTGCCGCGGATGCGGTGTTCAACTCTGGGTGGCTACTGTCTGCTCCTTCTGTTCAGAACGGGGTAAGGTAGCCCGATAAGGGCTTGGGGTAAGATCCTTTTAGTAGCCTTTTTGGTGGGATCTTGCCAGTCGGTAGGAGCGCAAGCCGCTTTTGCACCGAAAGAAAGTATTTCGTTTTTAATGCACCCTCGACTGTACGCACAAATGCAAGTGCCGAGTTCGAGTCAATTTTCTTGCCTTGATAAACTCTGGAAGCAAGAATCGCATTGGAATCCGAAAGCCTTAAACAAATCTTCGGGTGCGTACGGCATTGCTCAGTTTTTGCCTACAACTTGGGGCAATTACAAAGTTCACAAAACTGCCAATTCGATTCTGCAAGTTGATTATGGCTTACGCTATATTTCAGCTCGTTACGGCACACCTTGCGCCGCGTGGAAACACGAAAAGAGATTTGGCTGGTATTAAGTGGATCAAAAGATTGTTGCGCTTGTAGAGGCAAGAGCGGGGAATTACTGCGAAACCTGCGGTAACCCCGCTTTTGACTCTATGGCTCTACATCATAGAAAATTAAAATCCCGAGGCGGGAAAGATTCAGTTTCTAACTTGATTCGTATTCATCACGAATGTCACAACCTTGGTACTGACTCAATACACAAAAATCCGTCTATTGCTACCGACAAGGGTTGGATGGTGAGCAGTTGGAGCGATCCTGAAACAGAGCCATTCTTGCAACCTGATGGCAACTGGGTACTTTTGAAAAATGACGGAAGCATCGAATCGGTGTAATGTAAGCAATCCAAACAAGAAAGGCAGATCAATGAATCAAATTATGATTGAAGGCAATTTAGGTTCAGATCCAGAGATTAAGATGCTTAAAGATGAAGTTCTCGCATCATTCTCTTTGGCTCACACACCTCGCAAGAAAGTAAACGGACAATACGAAGATGGCGAAACAATCTGGTTCCGCGTAGCGTTCTGGAATGCTAAATCAGATCTTGTTATTGACAATCTTAAAAAGGGCGATCGAATTGCCGTTGTTGGTCGTTTAAGCCAATCAACTTACAAGACAAAAGATGGCGAAACTAAGACAAGCCTTGAAATCGCTGGAACTGATTTTTATATCAAGCCTAAAAAGTCTGCTAGCGGATCTCAAGGATTTACAGATTCAGTTCAGGATGTGCCAGCGTGGTAGAGGAACTTTGGACATCTCAACAAGTAATTGAACACTTAGAGATTACGATGAACAATTTACGCCAACTGCAATTTCGCAAAACAATTGCTTGGGTGAAGCGTGAAGGCAAAGCCGTTTTTTATCGCGCAGATGATGTAAGAGCGTATAAGGAAAAACGCCAAGCTCGTAAACGCTAAAATGATACCTATGATTATCGATAAGGATGAGATTACGATTGCTGACATAGATGAAGCAATTGCTCACCTTGCCGAATTATTGAAGGATCGCTATGGAAATAGACTCACTCATCAGAGGAAGGCTTTTTTGATGGGTGAGATGGATTCACTACTTGATGCAAGATTAGAGGCGCTGAATGAAATTGGAAACAGTAACGATCGACAGTTTGATACTCGATCCACAGAACGCTCGGAAACACTCAATGCGTAATCTTGATGCGATCGCCGCAAGTCTAAATAAATTTGGACAACGCAAACCGATAGTCGTTCATAACGGCGTAGTTATCGCCGGTAACGGAACGCTTGAAGCCGCTAAGTTGCTTGGTTGGACTGAGATTGCCGTAAGCCAATGCCCAAGTGATTGGGATGCTGAAACCGCTAAGGCTTATGCGCTCGCAGACAATCGATCGGCTGAATTGGCTGAATGGGATCAAATTACGCTTTCAAAGCAATTAGACGAACTGAGCGATTTAGGCTGGAGCATCGATCTACTGGGCTTTGACAAGATCGAATTGCCTGATTTCAAGCCAGAAGATGCAGAGCAACCTCGTTTAGATCAAAGCGCACCAAATATGTGTCCTCAATGCTCATTTGAGTGGCGCGTAGGCAAAAAAGGCGAGATCGAACCTGTATGAGTTTAGTTATTGCACCTTGTTCATTTGATGCCGCCAAATATGCCGTAATGAATTGGCATTATTCTCAAGCGATGCCCGCTGGCAAACTTGTGAAGTATGGCGTATGGGAAAACGACAAGTTCATTGGTGCGGTAATCTATGGCAGAGGCGCAAATAAAGACTTAGGCAAACCTTACGGCTTAGAGCAAATCGAGATATGCGAACTTGTACGAGTCGCGCTAACTAAACACGAAGCGACTGTCAGCCAAATCGTGGCTCAAAGTATCAAACAGTTGAAGAAAGAAAACCCCGGGATTCGTTTGATCATTAGTTTTGCTGACCCGGAGCAGAATCACAAGGGCGGCATCTATCAAGCGGGAAACTGGATTTACAACGGATGCTCTCAGTCAGCTGACGAATACATCGTTAACGGCGAGCGCATACACGGCAGATCGCTTAGAGCCAAGCGTAAATCTCACCCAATTCAGACAAATGCTAAAAACGCCTTGATCTGGGCGCAACAGGTTTTAGACCCTAACGCTCAAGAGGTCAAAGGCTCGTCAAAGCATCGCTATTTATACCCGCTGGACAGAAATATGCGAAAACTTGTGAGTGCGCTATCTTTGCCCTACCCATCTGCGGTTGAAGGCTCAATAGTGAGCCGCGATACTTCCGGTATCGAGGGGCAAGTGCAATCCTTGCCAACCGCTCAAAGATCGTAATGCGAATATGAGTGAAAACATTACGAATATCGTCAAACTAGATCACGAAACATTTGAGCGTGAGTTAAAGGTTTGGCAATATCGCGTTGCTGGTGCGACATTTCAGCAAATCGCCGACAAGTTAGATTATGCAAATGAATCTGGTGCGCGAGCCGCGTTCAAGCGTTATGTCAATCGCACGAAGGATGAAACGCTAACAAGCGAATTACGCGAACTACATAAAGAAAGACTTGATGCAGCTCTTTTGGCGATATGGCCCGCAGTCGAGCGTGGCGATTTAGAGGCGATCAAGGTTATGATCAAGTTATTAGAGCGGGATGCCAAGATGTTCGGCATTGATACGCCAGTCAAGACCGAGGTGGAGGTGACTACATACGATGGAATCTACCTACGCGAAAGCACAGAAAGACTTATCAGCCAGATACGAGAGATTGAAGAAGCGCAGATTATCGTGGGCGAAGGAACTAGCGAGACCGGAACAACT